CTCGTCCACATCCGTGTGGATCGAGCTGACCGGTTGCTGTCTAGTCAACCGCAACCTTTTCCGCTTGACAGCGAAAGTGGCACCCGAGAAATCGGAGAGAGCGCTTTCTTATTTTAATATAAGATTACTTATGAAAACCAATATTACGAATTTCGGTAGGACCGCTTACGCGGCGCTACTTCCGTTCGCAAATATGACTAACATATCTCTCGATCTGGTAAAGAGTTACTCCAACCTCGTAAGTCACCTAGAGACCCATAAGGGCCAAAAGGAGACCGTTCGATTGTTGAAGTTGTACCAACTTTGGGTCAGGAACGCAACGATAGGGATTCCCCTACCAGAGCTACCTTACCACAAAGTGGACAAATCAGGATTTCCCAAGATTTTTAAGCCTTGGAAAGAGCTGATCAACTCTGAACACCCTAATGATAAAAGGACCGTAAATACCATCTTTGGTACTGTCAAGGGTTTGACCCTTCCAGTAGACAAGTCGGTAGAGACTATCATTTCTCCATCGACCGGGAATCCTATTAAGATTCTCGAGTTTGGCCTTTACATCCAAGATCATTTTGTTGCCCCAGCGTCAAAACTGGAACAACAAGCTGTATGTTTGTTGAGATCCACCAAGGGTCCTAACGGACCCGCGATGGTTTCGACTATAAAGGACGTTTCTGCCCTTATAGCTGATCCTCAACTGCTAGGTGCTGTATGTGATTTGATAAATATCACATGCATCCCTGAATTGTCTAAACTCTTTTTGCGGTACTTCGCCAGGGTTTCTCCTGGTGGTTGCCACTCAAGAATTAGATTTATTCAGGATAGGGCTGGGAAGACAAGAGTAGTTGCAATTGCAGACTACTGGAGTCAACTCGCTCTGTACCCAGTACATAAAGAATTCATGAACCGACTTCGGCGCATGAAGACCGACTGTACATACAAGCAGGGTTACCTAAAAACAGTTCTTGTCGAGAAAACTCGGCAAGGAAAGTTCATCGGTACAGCCGACATAACTGCGTTTACTGATCGGTTCCCTAGGGAACCACAGTTGACACTAGTTACGAAGGTTCTCGGTACCGAGGTTGCAGAAGCGTGGAACAAAGTCGTATGTGAACGAAAGTTCACAGTAGACTCCACCGACGAGGTAATTAAATACCAAGTTGGTACACCAATGGGAGTTTATTCTTCCTGGGCAGTTGCAACGATAACGTTGCATGCTTTGGTTGAATATTCAGCCTACGAAGTCGGTTTTAAACGATTCCGAGGTTACTTGGTCCTAGGAGACGATGTCGCTATCTTCGAGCCTGCTGTTTATCACAGGTTCTTGTATAACGTATCGGAACTAGGGGTCCAAGTCTCAAAGGTGAAATCCACTGAGTCCAGTCACTCCGCTGAAATGGCGAAGCGATTTTTCTCACAAGGCGAAGAAGTAACGGGATTCCCTGTTTTCCTTCTACCAGTTGTCAAAAGACATCCGGTACAAGTACTTGAGGTACTAAGGCTACTTATAGACCTTGGTTACCAGACAGTACCAGTATCCCCTGTGTTGAAGCTCATGGGTACTACTCTCTCGAGTAAGTACTCGGCTCTGCTCTCTATACCACAATGCCTTGGGGGAAAACCCGAGGCCCTATCTGATCTAGCCTCTTACGAGGGTAAGATCGAGGATTGGTTGTGGCCCCAAAGTCAAATTGAGTACTGCCGTGAGGTAGTAACTCAAGATGAGTTTTGGGAAGAGATCCACAGACTTAACAAGTTTGTTACCAAACTTGCTGAGTCTGATAGCCCTGACAAGGCTATGACCTCAACACCGAACCATGGACTTCCTGAGGACCACCCACTCATCTACGCACTATCGGCACAGCTAGAGGAATATCTAGCTACTGTCATAGCACTAGGCGAGGAGGGTGAGCCAAAGGATCTGTTCGAGAGAAGTGGGAAAGTGTATTCACTAATGTTTCCACCAGTGAGTCACCCTTACACCCACCGTTACATTGGCCAAAGGAGATCTACAAAGATCTCCCACATTGGTCTAGAAGTCTTGTCAAGACTTCGTAGTAACGATGTTAGTCGGCGAACAGAGGACCAGGGTTTCGACACCCTATTTACTAGCGCCTTTAACAGCGCAGTGGTCCATCCGGGGAATTACCTCCCTTCTCGGGA